TCGTCCCACTCAAAACACTTATGAAGTTCGGAATTTTCATTCCTTGCCTTTTCCAGTAATTCTTTCGGAGAAATCTTATTGTCCCCAATTTCGTCTGCAATCTTTTGAGCATCTGCCTTGTAAATACCTTTAATCTTCCACTCCGCTTGCATAAAACTCCTTTCTCGCATCACCCTGTTTCATCATGCCTTATCCCTCTGCAAACGGAGCCGTTACCGCCTGTCCGTCCGGTTCGGTTACAACTTCGCCCTCTGCAACTTCCTCAAATTCCTGTGCGTTGGCGTTCTGTTCAATGTCCTTCTGCACAATCTTCTGTAAATCTTCCATTGGATATTCCTTGAAATCTCCGTCCTCTAATTCTTCCTTTGTGTGAATACCCATTGTAAGTTCCGGACAGTTTAAGGAAGAGAAGAATGAAGCTGCGCGGTATCGAAGCATAAGCTGTGGCATGGTTTTCCATTTACTGCCGTTTTTTCCGTACCACCCTTCGTCTTTTGCCATTTGCATATTGACTTCCATACCTTCAATTTTTCTTCCGTTTTTCGTAGTCCAAGCCACACAAGAATACGGTTTTCCGTCCTTGTCTTTTGTCTCTTCGTACTGCAATTCCATGTCGAATTTTCCGGACTGGTTTATCATGGCAATCAAGAATTTTGACGCCCAAGAAGGTTTTCCCTGAATCGGAAACAAGTTCTGCATAACCATAATCGGACTAATGTTAAGTCGCTGCGCCTGTTCAATCGCAATCAAGCAGTTTGACGGATTCTTCTGATAAGTCTGTGGAACAATAGTCGATTCCGAAAGTGCCTTTGCCATTTGCATCGCCATGATAAAGTTGTCCGAAGTTCCGAAAATGCCAAGGCTATAATCCGTAACCTTGTTAGTGCTTTCCTTAACTTCTGCCTTGTTTTTAACTGCTACTTCCTGTTTTGCTTCTTCTGCCATATCATCTATCCTCTCTTTCTCTTGACTAATTTCCCTACGTAAATTCCTAACAGCATAGGTATCACATCAGCTATTGCCGCTATGGAGTTTTTTAAAAACTTAATCTCATATGGAATGCTATAAAGATTGCACTCAACAATCGTTTTGACAAATCCAATTCCTAAATATACGGAAGCTGTTACTAATACCACAACAAAAAGCACCTTGATAGATTTTTGTTTATACCTTTCTGCCCTTTTTAGCATACATCCGCAAATTAACCCGATTACCAGTTGTCCGAGCATCCATCCGATAGGAACCCACCCACTAATTAAAAGGCTTTCAAATAAGCAACCAACAATCCCAACAATCGTTGCCGGAGCACCAAATAAGTACAAAAACGCTCCAAATGCAATATATCCAAGGTCCGTCTGTATATGTCCAATCAACGGTATTTTTACCATCATTCCAAGAGCGACATAAATAGCAATTCCCATTCCAAGATTGCATATAAGTTTTAATTTTTTATCCATAAAATTAACCTCACTTTCTAGCTGCTATTGTAAATAACTTAAATGCTTCTTCTCTTGTAAAACCATGTTTTGTATACGCATCAATGTATGATTTTATTATTTTGGCAGCTTCTTCTGCCTGTCCCTTGTAACCATTTTCCGATTCGATTTCTACAAGTTTTCCGACTATGCAACAATCATTCCATAGCCAACCCTTTCCGTTATGCTCATCTTGATCTTCAACCATTTTATAGCAAGAATGGTCGTATTCATTTTTTATAGTCATGGTTTTTCCAAGATACTTGTCCATAAGTCCAGCAGGATTAAGGAACATATCTGTTCTCTTTTCGCTTTTAATAAGCACCTTATCTCCAACCTGATAATGATCCTGTTCTACAATTTTGTATCGCGTCGCATCATAGTACGTAGCACCAAAAAGACGGTCAAGTGCCAACTTTGCGCCAACACTGAAATCGAATTCATCTTCCGGACTACATTTTGCTTCCGCTTTTTCTCTGGTCCCCTTATTCGCGGCAATCACTTTGTTTCCGTCCCTGTAAATTACAATAAGTTCGTCATTGGACTTTTTAATCTTGCTCATGCTTCAACCTCGCTTTCTTCCGTCTTATTCATCGAAAAATTATCATCAACAACCAGTTTCGCCGGATAAATCTTTTCGATGCTCTTCGGCATCAGTGCAAACAGGCTACCGTCAAGAATGTTTTCAAATTCCAAGGATCCACGCTTACCGAATCCCTTAAATTTTCCTACGATGCTCTTTCCTTCTGCCGTAAATAACAAAGAATCGCCAACCTTGATTTCTACGCCGTTTGTCGTTTTAGCGCATATGTTTGTGGTCTTTTCAATCTTCATTTCCTACCTCCAATTCTTTCACATACAATTGCCTTTTTAGAACGAATTCCAACATATCCAGTCCTGAATCCGCTAGATTGGAACAAAACAACGCACGGATATCCTTTGTATTCAAATCTACTTTCCTGAATCGGCTCAATCATCTTTCGCTCCTTTCACGGACAATTCCTTTTCATCTGTCCTTTTCAGCAATACAAGCTGACTTTCAATCTCCGGAATGCGCCAATCGTCAACGGATTCTGTATCATCAACGATAATTGGAATTTCCACGCCGTATTTCTTCTGAAATGCCCGACAAATATCAATCTCGACAAGGATTCTTGCGCCGTGGTTCAATCTCTGTCCGTATGGCTCCCCATTGTAGATAAACTCACAGCATTCCTCTGTGTCGCCGTTGATAAGCGGACGGAACATCTTCACCTTGCAGAAGTTCAAGTAACTGTTCACATCGGATTCTAGTAATTCATTTTTCTTCCGGCTAAACCTCTTCAATAGGTCAAGTTGTGCCTGAACGTCTGTGATTTTCTGCGCAATATTCCTCTTTTCCTCTTCCAGTTCCGCAATTCTATCGTCCAATTGAGCATTGAATGCCGACTTTGAGAGTTTAGCCTGTACTTCCGCTAATTCCGCATTCGCAAGTTCTTTTTCTGCCTTATACTTCGCTTTGATATCATCAATGGAGCTTTCTTTTTTCATTGCGGCTTCCATTTCCGAAATCTGTTTCTGAATTTCTTTTACCTCGTCTGTATCAGAAATATCCACAACAGCCGGAATTGCATTGTATTCCGCGTTCAGATTTGCAATCTCGTCAAGAATCTTCTGCAATTCTGTGTTCTTTTCTTCAATAAACTCATGCATCTTTGAAATCTCCACATTTCCATCGTCAATGTAGGATTTCAGATTCATGCCCTCTTCTTCAATACGTTTCAGTTCATCGGCCTTGTGTTGCTGAAATTCAGCCTTTAACTGACCTTTTTTCTCTTCTGGGTATTCTTGACCGCAATAAGGGCAAATTAGCGTAGAATCGTCAAATACACGGTCATGTTCCACTTTCCATTTCTCTGCAAGTTTCTTTCGTTCCTCTGCTTTTGTAAGAATTGAGTTTGAAAGATACTTGTCCTTGAAAGTAAGGTCTTTAATTTCCGAAGCAATCTGTACTCTGCTGCTTTCCAAATGGCTAATCCGTGACCGGATATCAGCACGCTTCTTGTCGTTTTCACTGTTGGCTTTGTTCTGCAATTCTGAAATCTTAAATTTCAATTCCAAAATGCCGTCGGATTTCTTCTTTTCCTCTTTGAGAAGTGCTTCATTGTCCGATAACGATTTATCAATCTGTGCAATTCTTTCGAGAATCTCATTCTTTTGCAGTTCCAGTTCTGCAAAATCAAGGTCAACTTTCTGCAGGCTGACTTCATCAATACGGCTCGGGATTTCGTCAAGTAAGTCGTTCAATCCCTTACTGCCGTTCTTACCTCTCGTTCCGTTCAGCTGTGTATTGCAGCGTTTTTTAAGTTCCTCGATTGTTCCGTCTGAAAGAATAGCTTTCAACGGCTCAAATTCTGGAAACATATCGCAGATATCCACATCGGTATGCTGACCGAACGTATCATGCAACAATGCACGCTGTTCTGTAGAATTTTTGAGCAGTAACGTCATGGCATTAATGCAGTACGGTAATTTGCCGTCAGAAACAATCCGTTCACTAATGAAATCTGCATAATCCGTGGCTTTTTTCGGAATATCATTGACGTAATAATCCGTGACGTTTCCGGTAAATTCTCCTTTCTTATTGATGTTCTGCCGGAATACCTTTTTCATTGTCTTTTCTTCGCCGTCAATATCAAAGGTAACCGCTCCGACCGTCTCCACGTTGTCCATGTACACACCGTCTTTATCATGCGGTCTGATTCCTGTAATCTCCTTACCGTTTTCGTCACGGCAATTCAGGATCCAATAAATCAACGTCTTGATTGTGGACTTTCCGGCTTCATTCGCCCCGGAAACAACCGTCTTGTCTGAAAAATCAAAGTTGATCGTCTTTGTTCCTGTAAATTTGCAGAAATTCTGTGCAAATACGTGTTTAATTTTCATCTTCCTTTTCCCCCTTCTCCGCTCCATATTCCATACGCAACCTCATATCAATCATGGAAAACAGAAGGTCATATGCTACTTTATGAATTATGCAACCAGTTTCTTCATCAGACTTTTCTTGCATCAATCCAAACATTTGAAGCATTGTCGTTGTTAATTTTTGACTGCCACCTTGTTTTACCTTTAATTCATGCATCTTCAAAAGAAGCTGATTTTCCTTTACAATTTCATAAACCGTATCTACGTTTGCACTGTTCATTTTTTCGAAAAGCTCTTCTTTTTCTTTGCTGCTTAAGTTCATTTTTCTCTCCCTTCCACCTTGAAAACAGAAAATTCATAGGCAGTTCTTACTTCCTCATCTCCGTTTTCAAATCTCTTTACATAATCACGGCTTTGTAACCGTCCCTTCACTTTCAATTTATCTCCGGGTTTCAATAAGGAAATATCATTCGCATTTTCTTCCCATGCGATACAAGGAATGGTGTCATATTTTCCGCTCAACCTCTCACTTTTCAAGCAGAAATCAACTATTGTTCTACCTCTCGGAGTCTTTCTCAACGGCATAATCCACCGAATTTCTCCCTCAATGCTTCCTATATCTTCGTCCTCTCCAAGTAATTCCGAATTTACATCTATCGCATATGGCATTATATATAGGTAAAGATGAAGTCTATCGTCTTTCCCTCTTCCCCTGTAAGTCCTCATTTCACCGGCAATTGAAATCTTTTGTCCGAAGTAAAACTGGTCTTTGATTTCCTCATGGATATGTACCAAAACCCGATCTATGTTTCCACTTAGCCTTCTGGTCGCTAAGGGAAATGAATAAAAAACGCAATCCCCTATGGAATGGGAATACTTCGGATTATCCATAACAATCCCAGTTATCCTTATCTCATTCACCATGTCACCCCTTTCTTTCGTCAAATTTGACTTTCTGTCATTTATCCGGTATAATAGGGCATGAAAAAGCAATAGCTGATTCACTTTATAGCACCTATTCTGATTTCCGGTCGTTGTAGGTGCTATTTCTCTGCCCCTACGATCTTTCCATCATTGATGGATAATTCCATGTGAAGCGTGTCGCAAATAGCTTCCAGTTCTTCAATGCTCATGTCATTAAAATTAGTTACGATCATCGTTTTCCTCTCCTTTCTCCGATTTTGTTCTTACGGCAAATTCCATAATAATTGTTACTGCCAACTTAAATAAGATAGTGGCAATCACTCCACACCAAAATGGTGGTATGTACATTTCTTCACCTTCTCCCTAACCTTCCGCATCTACAAGCTGAACATACACCTTGCCGCCTGTCTGCTTCATCCAATCCTTGCATTCTTCCAACGTTGGAAAGTAAACATCAATGCATCTTCCGGCTTCTATACTTCCAATACCGTCACCGTCAGCATCACCACCAAAGCCTGTATCAAGACATTCATAATATCCGATAACATCCCCAATCTCTCCGTCCTTGTATTCGTATACAATGGCAAGTTTCCCAATCCATTCTCTTTTCACGGCGCATATACCACGTCTGACCTTTGTTCCGCTTGCGGTTATCGTTCCCTGATAATATGCCGTGGTGTGCATCACAAATGGTTCGTTATTGGCTTTGACAGGAATGGACAAAAGAAACGCCATTATAATAGGAATAAACACAATCAATTTCTTTCTCATCAGATGTCCTCCGCAAACTTATAATCCGGAGCTGATATCGTATACGGGCTTCCATTATTGTCTCTGTCACAAGAAAACGAAGTAGTTCCGTTCAAAAATACAAATGGTTTTCCGTCTTCGGTTACCTCTCCTGAAAAATATCTTGGAATCCACTTATCCATAAAATCATATCGAACATACATCTTCGTATCGACTGGTACTTTGTTCCAATCGACTTCCGGCTCTTCGTACTCCGAATCCGCCCATTTACGGGTCATTTCTGCACAATCCACAGACGGATTATTAAAAAGACAATCTTCGCACTCTAAATCCATGCAATTGCAAGGCTTTCCGTCCTTTGTAACTGCAACTCCCGTCCCCGTTATTCCGCACTCAATAAGAAAGTCTGCGTATTTCTCTCGGTTTTTCATTTCTGCTCCTTTCTGAAAATCGTTATTCTTGCCACTTTCATAACCATTTAACTTTCTGTTAAAATTCTTCCATCTTGAAAAACATACAGGCTTTTTACTTTGAAAAGTTCTGAATCTTCCAATGACAAGTCGTTGCAATATGCATATTTCGCTCCTGTCTTTTCATCGTTTTCTCCAAAAACATCATCTGCATAATAAAGAACCATCGAAGAAAACTCTTTCAGGTCATTTTCTGTTACCGGTCTAAGAAGCATCTCTTCTTCATCTTCGTCTGCGTGATTGATAATCGCCATGTGTTCTCCGTCCAAACAATCATCTCTAAAGTAAACAGCAATATTCCGTTCATCGTTTTCGAGCCATACAACAACTTCCGAATCTTCATCGTTAGAGTCTACATCCGAAATAGTAAGCCCTACCAAATCCCTTAAATCACCACCGCAAAAAACTTTGTATCCATATTTCAGCCCTCTATCGTAATTCATTTTTCTTACACTTGTATTAACACCAGTATTCACTTAAATATCTCCTTTCATCTAAATACTTCTCTGCGCTTCTATTTTTCTTCTGATTGCATCAACACCTTTTTGATAGACAAGGGTTTTCGTAGATATGTGCTCTTCTCCGTTTTTAGTGTATTTCTGCTCTATGACGCGAAACCATCCGCAATCAATGTATTTCTGGTACGGAACATTCCATCTATCCAAAATTCCATTGTTACGAAGAAATCCAAATATTTTGTTACGTCCGTATCCCTTGATATCAAGTACCTTTGAAACCTCATTCATAGAAATTGCAGTTTTACTGTCTGCCACCGCATCAAAAAAATCTGCCTTTGGTCGCATTTCTTCAATTTGTCTGTCTTTCTGAGAAATAATGTTTTGTGCCACAATCAGAGCATTCGCTACAATCTGCTCTGGCGTGAGATTCTCTTGATTTGCTATGTATCCACCATTCTTTCTTATAGAAGGTATCACCTCATCAACAACCCATGATTCAAATTTCTCTGCCGATGGCAGCTTCGATCTCATAATAAGCCGGTAAACATCGCCTTCATTTATGTAGGACAATTCTTGCCTTCCACCAGATGTAGGGGTGTCACGTTTCGTTACTCCCTTGCAGTGGTCTAAAACTGCCTTTCTTGGATTTGTATACCCAAGTGCAGTTGCAATATCAGAAGCTACAAAATAAGGTTTTCCATTAATTTCTGCCGTTCTGATTGTTCCAAATTCATTTGAATTAAAAATTTGTAATTCCTCCATTTTTCTCCTTTCTGTGTTATACTCTCCTATAAGGAGGTGATAAATTGGTATATACCGGATTCTGCGATAAGCAGAATAAAAATTACTCTGTTGAATTTGATTCCATAAATGCAACCGCTAAAGAAGATTTAAAAAGAAAAAACATAAACGGAAGATTAAATTGCATTTATGCCGGATTGACCGGATGCTGCGATCATCCTAGTCAATGCTCAATTATCAAAAGACTCAACAAGTAATGATTTTGGCTCTCTGAAATATGAGAGCCTATTCTTCCGAAAATCTAACAGGGATTTCACCGTTCTTAAACTTTATGCTTTCTATTTCTCCCATGCCGTCTTGAACCAATCTCAACATCTGAATATCTGTCGAAAAATTAAGTGCGTTCAAGTCAATGGTTAGTATAGGAATACTATTTCCTACGCCCTGTTTCAGAGAAAAACTTCTAACTCCATTAATTTTATGACCGTCAATAAGAATTTCTGTAAAAATTCCCTCTTTCCCTTCGCACTGGCGAATTTCAATTTTTGATGCTTGCATTCTCGTTCCTTCCTATTCCAAGAAATCAGCCACATTCATTCCTAATGCAGATGCAATAGCCGAAATCTTTTCGAGTTTAGGCTGATATCCAGATTTTCCGTCTGTCTCATAATGTTTCTTCCATTCACTAAGAGTACAAGTAAGTACTCCGCTCATTTTAGCGACCTTATAATCCGTCAATCCTAATTCGTCTCTTCTTTTTGCATACTTTTCGTACATTTTTCACCCCTTCATTCAATACTTTTTTATTCCAGAAAATACTCAATCGTAACTCCGAAGTACTCCGCTATCCTTTTTAGCTTGTCTGCTTTTGGACTGCTCTTACCGCTTTTCCAATCGGAAAATAATGTAGGGTTAAAACCAAGATCCTTTGCAACTTTGTATGAAGTAACACCTCTGGCGTCCAAAAGATTCTTAAATTTTTGGTACATTACAACGCTCCTTTCTATTAAAAATTAGTTGGAAAATGCCACATGATATGTCTAAAGAAATAAATAAGATCCTTTTTTAAACGTAAAACATCATTTTATTGCAAATTCCTAACTTTTATATTGCATTTAGTTAGGAATTCCTATATAATACTCATTGGCGAAAATAATATTATAAAAATTGGGATTTCCTAACTTATTTTT